AAGGAACCCTTTACAAGTATTACACGACCTCACTGAACGTGAACAATACCCCACTGTTCCACGAGGACTCTAACCGCGAGGTGGAGCGCGTCTTCGACCTACCGGTACTTATGGGGTTCAATCCCCAGAACGAACTTTATTCTCGTTTCGGCATCCAGTACACCACAAAGCAAGAAATTTACGTCCATATGGGACTGTTTCTAGAGCTTAACTACCGAAGCCTACGCGAACTGGGCATTAAACCAACGTGTGACCCGAACGAGCACAACCCAATCTGGTACCAGCGCGGTTACGAAGACTTCCGCTACTACGGCTATACCGCAGCACAAATCTTCCCAAAGGCCGGCGACTTGCTAAAGCTCGAATTCAACAACATCCTCTACCAAGTCGACAGCGTTGTAGACGAAATCCCCGAATTCGAGTACAAATGGCGTAAATACTGGTGGAAACTCTATCTGGATACCGCAATGGACAACGGAAAGAAAGTCAGCGAGGAAGTTCTCAACGCGCCGGACCAAGAGAACTTTATCAACAAACTGTTCGGAAAAAATATAATGAGTGCCGATTCAAACGGTACAAACCAAACAGACAACATGCTTGCTGTCAACCACACAATCGACGAACTCAAGAAGGACGTTCTATTCCGTCCTCCGGAAGTCGACAAGTGCGTACAAGACATCACGAACGACCCGGCTTACTACGCTTGCGGATCGTTGCTTGGGCAGTGGTAAACTTGATGCGATCTTCCTCGGTCACCTTCTTATTGGTGCGCGGCATATAAAAATATTCAGAAATCATACTTGAATTATAGCAAAAAGGGGAGCGGCAAACCACTCCCATAGCTATCTCAGGAAAAGAAACTAGTCTTCGTCACGGTCAATGTAGCTGTTGCCGGACATCTTGTTACGCTTGTTCACGCGGTCGATAGCTGCACGGAGCTTTTCAGGCGTGCATACCGGCGCGTCTTCGGCCTCGGCCTTTTTGGACTCTGCCTCTACCTCGGCTTCAACGTCGGCAAGTTCCACCGGAGCATCTTCCGGTTCTTCCGTACCGCTGTAAATCACGATATCGGTAAAGATGTTCGTAATGTCGGCGGCGGTGATACCAGACTCGATAGCGTACTTGATAACTTCGTCATACTTCGGGTCGGTAAAGTCGGTCGGATGTTCCTTGTTTACGCGCTCATCGTTGTACTTGAAGAGGTAACGCATCGTGTTGATGCTCGGCAAGCCAATCTCGAACATTTCGTCGATACGGCCACTGCGGCGCATAATTCTCTGGTTCACCTTCTTCGGGTCGTTAATCGTCGCGAAGAAGATGTAGGATACTTGGTCGTTCTTGGCAGCTTGGTTAAGCTTGTCGAAGAAGCTCAAGTATGCAATCACGTTGTCGTTCTTGTCAGTGAGCTGGTAGGAGTCCATATCATCTAGAATGATGATGCACTTCTTGATGGCCTTGACATAACGGAGCATCGCATCAGTCTGGTCGCTGTCAACGATAACATCGGCGGTAATCTTGAATGTGCAAACTTCCGGATAAGCGTTGGAAATCTGCTGTGCGCCAATAGTCTTACCAGTACCCGGCTGGCCGACAAGAGCGTAGCTTCGAGACAGACCCCTGTCGAAGGCAATCTTAATAGCCTTAATAATCTTCGGAATGGTATCGCTCACTGATTCGGGCGGAATGGCCACCGGGCGAAGCATTTCCTTGAGGTCACCGTCTTCGTCGAACGAATAGAGATACGTCGTCGGATCGATACTCATTGCAAACATCATCTCGACATAGAGTTCGACGTTGCGCTTGAGCATATTGGTGTCGGCCTTCGTAGAAACCTTGTTGCGGTTCTTCGGAATCCAGAACATCTTGAGCTGGTTAGACGGAACATAGACAAGACCAGTGCCGTCTTCGCTTTCTGTAGAACGGACAATCTGGATAGCGTAGAAGATGTTGTCATCGAACTGGAACTTGAACACCGCGTTAAATACGCTGCTCTTGACCTTTTCGCCTTCGCCGTCGATATGCTTGTACTGTTCGCAATTTTCGTCGAACACGTACTGCAGCTGAACGTCGCGCTCGTCATCATCGGAATCCTTCGAGCAATGCGGCATAACGCGCTTGCACTCAATGATATTCGTGCTCAACGGTGTGATTGTGTGTTCAATCTGGTCGAGCGCGGAGAACCACTTCATCGGTTCCTTGCTGTTCATAATCTTCACGAACGCGAGGTTAGAGGACGGCGTGATCGTGATGGTGGTGTTAAGGTCGTTATCGTGCTTCTTGCTGATTTCGCGGAACTCTTCTAGCGTCACGTCGACGTAAGACGGCTCCGCCGTAGAAACCATCACATAGAGCTGGTCGACAACGTTCCACTTAAAGTTGATTCGATTGCAAACCGTGTCACCTATAGCATAAAGTGCCATGCAGTTCTGCATGAACCCAGCTAACTTGGACACCGACTTTGCACCACTGTGCTTTGCGATAAGATTCGTCATCGAGCATGTAAGAAGAGCAACTTTTGTAATGTTAGTATTCTTGTATGCCTTAAAGACTTCCTTCAACGCATCTAACTTGTTCTTGCCAATGACACTGCTCGGAATATCAATCTGCGGCAAAGCATCAATCATCTGCTCAATGGTTTTTGTCAACTCCTTGAACGTATCAATTGAATCGCGGTCGTCGGATTTACCGCCAATCATATTGTTAATCCAGTCAGGAGCACTGATACCGAAGTTATTAACGAATTTTTCTACGGGGTTTAACATTTGACTTGTTTCCTTTCTTTCTTTCAATAAACGCTCCACTAAGGGTGCGAAATCTTGATGTCATTCGCCGCTGCCACCTGATTCTTGAAACGGGCTGATTTCCAATACCGGTCCATCCGTTTAGAAACCGCGAACTCCGCATCCTTCCTCACGAAGTGAAAGCGCATTCCGCGAACCAACGTTTTTGGGATCCAATGCACTATTCGCCAAATAACGTGGGCGCAGCAAGCGATGTACAAAACAGACTTCACAAGTTTCCTACTAACGAGACCTTGAGGTCAGACGACCGATTGACCCGTCTTCTTGGTACTTGTCATTATTGGTCTTGGCCGTGCCGAAAGTCTTCTTCATCGTATTTACGAGTTTAACTAGCATGTGGACAATAATTCCAGCATACATGATGTACTGAGCCTTGTCAAGTACCTTGAAAAGCCAATCATACTTCGTCGGCTTCTGCTCTTCTACAATTTTAATTAAGAATTTCAACATAAAAATCTCCGCCTGAGTTAGACGGAGAAAATAATAGCTGTGATAAATTTGAAACTCAAGCCGATTTGGCTTGAGTTATGTAAAAAGATATTTACTTACGTTCGACAAATTCGGAACACCAGACAGAGTTTCCGGTGCGGGGATTTTCGTCGACATCCCAGAACTCGCCATCCGGTCCGTATTCGGGGTTCAAGCCGTGAGCGTTGATACCGTCGGCGGCCATTTCTTCCTCGAAGTCCTTGAGTTCTTTCAAGCCACTTTCGTCAAGGCCGCTGGTATCGCCGTTAACCAAAGCCGAAAGCAAGTGTTCCGGAACATAGGCACAGCGAATTTCGCCGCGAGAAGTATCGGTCTTCTTGATTGCCACGTTCTGAACCGGCACGTAACCATTGGACACTTCGATATAGTCTTCAGGATGTTCAGGAGTTTCCGTCTCCGCATAACCTTCGATACCGTGTTCGGCCAGCTTGGTGATCACCGTGTCAATGGCATCGGATGCGTCATAAGCTTGGACGGTAATTTCAAGCGGATGGGGGTCGATACCGCCGTGGCTCAAGGTCACGTCGAAGTTCGGCCTATCGGAAAGGTTAATGTACTTGTGGTCTACACCAGTAGATTCGCAAAACGCCTCGAACCCCTTCTGGAGAAACGGAAGAGCATCCTTGCATTCGAGCTTGTCGCACACGCCTTCCATAAAGGCCGCATACATTTCTTGTTTTTTGTCCATAAGAGGTTCCTCTTTTAGCTAAGGTCGGTCATCATAAACGGTTGTGCGGACTGAGCCTTCAGTTCTTCCATAAGGCGTTTCCACTCTTCCAAACCGTCAGTGTAAATCTGTTGTCCGTTCACCTTGCCGCCACCCGGAAGAGGCATATCGTCCTTCTTCAAGATACGTCCAAGCTGGATTTCCGCACGGGCGAGAGCCATATCTTGGAACAGCGGGTTGGCAAACACTTCGTACTTCTTCGCCTTGACATAGACCGTAGCGATTGCCACACGGTCAGACTTCGGCGTCGGGTAGACACGAAGGATGTGCTGTTGCGGATGGAGCTTGATGTTGTACTGCGTACCCACCAGTTTCTTCACGTCTTGCAAGTAGCGCAAGGCACCGGAATAAGTAATCAAGTCGAACTGTCCAAGTCCGCCCAAACCGGCACCGCCGACACCCATTAGGGATTCGCCCGGACCCACGTCCCAAGCCATCATCGGCGAAAAAGTGTTACCATAGGACGGCGATACGTCGACCACTTCCATAATCTCGTCAGGTACTCGGTACTGGATAACCCCAGCCTTCAATCTGAGCACCATAGCGTCCATATAGGAAGCTTCGTCTTGGTTGATACGGTAGAACCAGTTCAAGGTATCGTTCACGGCCATATGGAGGTGACCGAGGCCATTGCGTTCCTCGACCACCATTTCGATTTCGGTGCAAGGATAACCAAGCATCGCCTTGATTTTTTCAACCATATCATCGGTCGTGATAATCTGCATCGGCTACCTCATTAAGCAGTAAACTGCTGGTACTTGTAAATGATGGTGGTCATAGCCTCGTCGAAATCGGCGAAGATATTCTTGACACCTTCGGGGAACTTGTCGTTCTTCTTCACGGCGTCATTCATATGCTTGTCGATATACTTGAGAAGTTCAAGGACATCCTTGTCGTCCAGATCGGTCGACTTGGAGGCAGCCGGAAATTCCTTGTCGCACGGCTTGTTGGTCAGTGCCATATAGGTCTCTGCGAGC